ACTGGATGGCATGGTAGAATAGATTGTGTAATTAACCCATATTTATCGAGGTATGACGGATGATTGAAATTAAATTAACAAAAGAAATTGTAGAACAATGTAAAAATAAAGCCAAAGACATAGGAAAATTGAATAACTCAATAACAAAAGGTCAAGGAAATTTAGCAGGTATTGTAGGAGAATATATAGTACATAAGTATTTAAAAAACTCTGAATGGAAAAATACATATGACTATGATTTAATTTATAATGATAATAAAATTGATGTTAAAACAAAACGCTGTAACTCTAAACCAAAAGAAAATTATGATTGCTCTGTAGCTAAAACAAGCCTTCATCAAAATTGTGATGAATATGTATTTGTACGAATACTAAATGATTTTAGTTTAGCTTGGATTGTAGGTAAAAAAAATAAAACTGAATATTTTAAATTGGCAAGAAAAATGGTAAAGGGACAAATAGACCCCCTAAATAATTTTATTGTAAAGGCCGATTGTTATAATTTACAAATAAATGGATTGGATAAGATATGATAGCAGTAATAGATGTAGAGACAAGTTTTGTCACAGGAGCAAATGGAAAAACAGACCCATCCCCATTTAATCCTAAAAATAAATTAGTAAGTGTGGGTGTAAATGATGAGTATTTATTTTTTCATCACGATGAAAGAACAGATAATTTAGCATTTAGAAAAGTACAAGATATTTTAGATAAGGCTGATTTACTTATTGGTCATAATTTAAAATTTGATTTGTCGTGGCTTTATGAAGTAGGATTTCAATATACAGGTAAAGTCTATGATACAATGATTGGTGAATATGTTCTTAATAGAGGTGTAAGAAAAGCCCTGTCTTTAAAAGAATGTTGCATAAGAAGAAATTTAAGTAGAAAATCAGATGCAACAGAAGATTTTATAAAACAAGGCATATCATTTGAAATGATACCATCTAAGATTGTAGAAGAATATGGTCGGCAAGATATAACTGTTACAAGAGAATTATATTATTCTCAAGTTGATGATTTTAAAAAACCAGAAAATCAAAAACTTATTCCAACAGTTAAAATGATGAACTCATTTTTACAAGTGTTAACCAAAATGGAGAGGAATGGTATTCAGATAGATTTAGAATCTTTAACTGATGTTGAAACTAAATTTAAAGATGAATATGATGAACTTCGAGAGCGTATTGATACAATGATATGGGAAAGAATGGGTGATACGAAAATAAATCCTGCAAGTCCAGAACAATTATCATGGCTTATCTATGGAGTTAAGGTTGTTGATAAAAAGAAGTGGGCTGAAGCATTTAATATAGGTATAGACCCATATACAAAGAAACAAAAAAAGAAACCTAAATTGTCAAAACAACAATTTACAAGAATGGTATCTCAAATGACAGAACCTTTGTATAAAACAAAATCACATCAATGTATTCAATGTAATGGTACAGGTAAAATACAGAAGATGAAAGTAAATGGAGAGCCATATAAAAATTTAAGTCAGTGCTTTTCATGTACTGGAAATGGTTATATTTATGAAGAAACAGAGACAAGGGCAGGGTATACACTAAATCCTACATTTGTATCTGATGTAGCAGAAGGTGGATTTAAAACAGATAGGATTACATTAAGTAGGCTATCTAATTCAGATGATGAAGATTTAAATCAATTTATTGGGGCTATAACAAGATATAATGCTCTGGAAACATATCTCCATACATTTGTTGATGGTATAAAAAATCATTGTAATGGAAAGGGAAATTTACATCCTAAATTTATGCAATGCGTTACAGCAACAGGTAGATTATCTAGCCGAGACCCTAATTTTCAAAACCAACCCAGAGGTAAAACTTTTCCTATTAGAAAGGTAGTACATTCAAGATGGAAAGGTGGAAAAATAATGGAGATGGATTTTTCTCAATTAGAATTTCGTACTGCTGTATTTTTAGCACAGGATGCTCAAGGTATGAAAGACATACAAAATAAAGTGGACATACATCAATTTACTGCTGATGTTATTGGTGTATCGAGACAAGATGCTAAAGGGCATACTTTTAAACCCCTGTATGGTGGAATGTCTGGTACTGATTCTGAAAAGAAATATTATAAAGAATTTTTAGTTAAGTATAAAGACATAGCTAAATGGCATGATAAATTACAAAGTGATGCTATAAATTACAAAGTGGTATCCCTACCAACAGGAAGAGAATACGCTTTTCCTTATGCTAAAAGAATGCCATGGGGTTCAGCATCAAATTCTACACAGATAAAAAATTATCCTGTTCAAGGATTTGCTACTGCTGATATTGTTCCATTAACTTGTATAGCCATAGATAATTTAATGGTCAAAAATAAAGTGAAAAGTTTAATGATTAATACTATACATGATTCTGTACTCGTTGATATTTATCCGGGTGAAGAAGATATTATGGGAACTATCGTTAAAGATGGGGCAAATAACGTTATACCAATGATGAAAGATTATTATGATATTGATTTTAATGTTCCCCTTGACACAGAAGTTAAAGTGGGATATAATTGGCTAGAA